TGGCGCTGCTCCAGACGCGTTACGGGAACGAATACGGGCGCCGATTCGATAAGTAGGACTGCCATGAACCAGAAGGCGCTTACCTACGTCATCGGCGTCACCATCCTGCTGGGCGTAATCTGGGGCATCGCTGGGGCGTGGTTCTCTATCAAATATCGCGTGGTGAGGCTTGAAGAATCAGCGGATCGTGCCTTCCATCGCATCATGCAAGTGCCTCGATGAGTGACCACGATCGCATCTCTAACGCCACGGACTACGAGATCACGGCGGGGCGCCTCTGTCCATTCTGTGGCGAGACGCGGATGATTGAGCGCATCAACGCGGGTTGGCTCTGTGCGGTCTGCTCTCGCATCTGGGCCGCGCTGCCAGGGAAGTATCGCGGATGGCGCCCGTAGTCCTCATCTGCGTCAGTTGTGGCGATCGCTATACCTGTATTGGTGATGCGCCGCTCCACTGTCCGACGTGTGGCGTTGAAACAGTCTGGGTGAGTCAGACGCCTCCGGTCGTGGATGGATGGAATCCCTCCAGAGACGATCGTCTCATGCTCAAAGCGTTCCGCATTGATCCGGCCTAGCGATGAACGGTCCCGGCGTCCACGTCGACGAACTTACGCCGAAATTGAATCCCTGCCGTCAGCGAGACCTCGCGCGCATCCTCGACATCACATCGCCTCGCCTGCGTATCCCGATGGCCCTGACGTTCTGTGAGTGGACATCGGAGCAGTGGTCACAAGAGGCCTGGATCACACCGAAGACGGTCTGTCAGTGGGTGCGGGGTCTGAATCGGATCCCGTTCGGCGCAGCGCTACGGCTGGCGAAGGTGATGGGTGCGGATCCCATGCAATTGTTTCAGCACCAACTCGAGCAGGACGCAAGCAGTGTGAGGCGCGCGTCTCGGAACTGAAGAGAGGTCGGGCAGGCCGGCGGGACGCCACAGCCAATCCGCCTCGGTGTGGTGCGGCCTGTCCGACCTCGTTTCAGAATAGATCAGTGCAGGCGTGTTGATACCTGAGGTTGCATAGATTGAACGGTCTAAGCTGGTCGGTATAATGAGTGACCTTATATGCGCGCTGCCCGTTTCGCGGTGATGCATTTTATTGTTGACAGTGAGTCCGGAACACGCATAACCTTCGCTTGTGTTGAAAGGGAAAAGGTTTCGGACGTTGAAGGACTGGCGGCTAGCGCACGGCTTCAGTCAGCAGCAGGCCGCCGCCTTGATCGGCGTCTCTCAGGTCGTGTATGGCAGGTACGAGAACGGTCTGAGCCATCCTCGACCAGCGATTCTCCGGAAGGTGATCAAGCTGACCGGCGTGCCCATTGAAGTCCTGGCGGGTGTGGCGTGATGAGTCTTAAAGCGGTCGTGTTTAGGGCAGACGCTGAACCTTCGTCATCGAAACCTTTCGGTTTTACCAGAAGGTCCGATAATGTATATTCTGCTAAGAAACTGATTCAGATTCAGACTCTCATCTGCCGCTGCACACGCCACAACTCTACCACTGTCCAAGCCTGCCCGTCTCTGTTCCCAGCGCGCGTCATCGATAACAGGAGGATCGCATGAGTGTCCTTGCGGCAGTGGCGTCTCTGTTTGTCGGCATGTTCGTCTTCCTTGTGGTGTTCGGGCTCGGCTCGGACTGGATCCGGCTGGCAGAGGAGTAGTCCTGTGCGCCTCACGTCCTCCTACGACGCCAATCGCGACGTGCTGGTGCAGTTAATCGAAGCCTACCAGGCGCGCATCGAGGAACTGGAACGCCTCAACGCGGCGTTGCTGGCGAGTTGGGAAGAGCGCGGGAGGGCTCTCGCGGACGTGACACGGGCGGCTGATAAGGAGGACCGCGTTTGACTCTCCGGATCGACGTGCATCTCTTCGTTCACAACGAGTCGACTGATCGCGTGAATCAGGCGCTCGAGCAACTACTCACGCAAGGAGACGCCATGAGCGCAGCCCTCGACAAGATCACTGCCGAAGTCACGGAGACCAAGGGAATCATTCAGTCCGCTGTGACGCTGATTGAAGGTCTGGCCCAGCAGATCCGCGATCTGAAGGATGACCCAGCCGCGCTGGACGCACTGACGATCGGGGTGAGCGGGACGCGGTTCTGGCGTCTCTCGCTGGACACCGACTCGAAGGCGCTGGCTGACGCCGTCGCGGCGAACGCGCCGACGACTCCTACGCCTTAGCACCTCTGTGGGGAGCGGTTGGATGCGCCTTCAGGCAATTCCGTCTGGCGGTGCGGTTTCATTCGTAGTGGGTGACTCTGGGGGCCAACCGCTCCCACAGAACGACAAACGCCCCACGCTGGTCAGAGCGTGAGTCGCAGACACCGACAGACCCAGTAAAAGGAGAAACGTCGATGCCGTTTCACACCATAACACAGCCTGAGTTCTCGCTTCCCGTGTTCATTGCCGCATCGCTGCAGTATCTCGGCACGCATCCTCTCGCCCTGGCGCTGCTGGTTACAGCGGCATTCCTGGTGATCTGTGAGTTGGGCTTCGCCATCGCGCGCGAGTCAGCCAGGAAGCGGTCGCAGCGCCGCACGCTGGATCGGCTAGCTGCGCTGACCGTCGCACAAGGACAACAGAAAGCCACGCTCGGAGCGGTGGTGGCTATTTCATCGCGTCGGGAGGGTGGCATGAGCGCACTGGCTCAGACCGCAGCAGCCTGCCGGCGCGCACAGGCGCTGTACCTGCGCGATGTGGCTGCATCCGGTCGTATCGCCCTCGACTGGCACGCGCTGGCCTACCAGGCTCGCATCGCCTACGTCGACAGAGCGGCACTGGAACTGGCGCAGGAATCCAAAGTGATTGCCCGTATTACACCGAGCACACCGTGGGGTGAACGGCTCGATTCGCAGGAGAGATAAATGCCCAAGATCCACGACATGCTCGAAAGCAAGTTCCTCAGAAAAGAAGATGTCGGTGCAGGCGTGCTCTACACCGTCGAGGCTGTCATCCAGAAGAACATCGCCAAGGAAGGCGCGGAACCAGTCGAGAAGTGGTGCATGAACTTCCGAGAGACTGATAAGCCGCTCGTCCTTAACAGCACCAACATCCAGTTGTGCCAGACGATCTTCGGGAGCGATGACACGGACGATTGGTGCGAGCAGCCGATCGTGCTCTACACCGATCCGAGCGTCTCGTTCCAGGGCAAGGTCATTGGCGGTATCCGTGTGCGGAAGCCGAAGGTGAAAGCGGCGCCGAAGCCAGTCCAGAAGATGGTCGAGGAAGACGACATCCCGTTCTGAGGTGCTGTGATGGTGTGGCGAAACTTCACGAACGACAGCGCCGATGCGTCGGCTGATCCAGTTCCGGCGTCCGTGCGCGAGCAGCAGGATGACGCCCAGTACGCGGGAGACTTCGCCACGCTGGTGGCCGTCTTCCGCACGCAGATCGAGCACCTAAACAGGCATCAGAAGCCAGAAGTGCAGTTTGCTGGCATGTTGACGCATCTCCGCACGCTGATCCTCGACGGATGGGGATCGCCTGATGCAGGATTCCCGCAGCAGTGCTTTACGGATCACGGCCCAGCCATCCTGCTCCGTGCGCTGGCGAAAGCCTACGAACAGCCAGCGCACGTCGTTGGCGAGTTGGAGGGCGACTGAGATGGCGCAGATGCCGAACTGGATCCGCCTGGAGCTGGCGAAGCGCGCTAGACCCTCCTGCCCGGAATGCCACGGTGTCGGTGTGGTCACCTACACCGCTCGCAACATCCACGGGGAAGAGGAGTGCGCCTGCGAATGCGTCGAGAAGCGCATGGCGAAGGCGGGGCTGCGCTGATGGCGATCGGATATGGCGTGCCTGTGCCGAAGCCGAAGCCTCGCGTGCTCGATCGCATCGCCTACAAGTACGAACGCGAGCGCAACGCAGCCAGCTTCCGGTCTGCCGTCTGGAAGCGCGATAAGTCCCAGTGCCGTCTCTGTGGGCGCAAAGTGGCCCGATCAGTCGATTCCACGGTGCGTGGGCATGTGCATCACCTCAGAGGCCGGAACGTGGCCCCAGAGGACAAATACAACCCGAAGACGGCCGTTCTGGTGTGTGCCATCTGCCACGCCAACATCCACGCGGTACTGGTGAAGGCGGGATTGTGCTAAAGTCGGCGGGACGGCTCAGTGCTAGATACACCAAGCCGTCCATTCCATACCATCAAGCGAGGCTAAGTCGCATGACAGCTAGTCGCCGTTCCGCAGTATACCACCACCCTACAGGTCGCCTCTGATGGCGGCTTCTGATAAGCGCCGATACCGCAAGGTATTGTGCCGCATGTATGGCGACGACAAGTTTCTGCAACTGTCGAAGCCCCAGCCGAACGCGCAGACGCTCTGGATCTACCTCATCACTGGCCCTCATACGACATCGGTTCCTGGTCTCTTTCAGGCGGGCGAAGCACACCTCTCGGAGGCGCTGAATTGGCCTCTTCGTGGCTTCCGAAACGCATGGCGTGAGATAGAACGTCTCCAAATGGCGAAGGCTGACTGGAAGGCTCGCGTCGTTTGGTTGCCGAAAGCTGTCCGGTATAACGCCCCTGAAAACCCCAATGTGATCCGTGGCTGGCGCCACGCTCTGGACGAAATACCAGCGTGTCCATTGAAGACAGAGGCGATAGGGTTCCTGAAAGGGTATGTGAAAGGGTTAGGGGAACCCTTTCGGCAAGCCTTCACTGAACTCTTGGGATACTCGACGGCGTTTCCTTTGCCAAATCAGGAACAGGAACAGGAACAGGAGCCAGATCAGGAACCGTCTTCTAGATTCACAGTCATTCGGTAGGTCTTTCTTATGGCGCCCATTGATGTAGATCGAGAGAGTAGTGCCCGTCGCGCAGACGCGCCGTCCCACTACCGTGCTTATCTAAACTCATCGCACTGGCTAATGGTGCGAAACGCCGCACTGAAACGCGCAAACTATCGCTGCCACAAGTGCGGCTCAAAGCGAGACCCGAACGTCCATCACAAGAGCTATGAGCGCCTCGGTAATGAGCGAGACGAAGACATCGAGGTCTTGTGCTTCACCTGCCATAACGGTCTCCACCTGGAACAGGCGCAAGAGGAACCGGTAGGCGTTTACGTCAAGATCGTCTCAGATGTGCTCGCCTGTAATCCAGTTGCCCAGATAGCCGATATTTCTGACGAAACGAAGCGGTTCTGCTTGGCGCACAAGATTCCGGTCAAGGTGGCACTCATTGACAAGGCGATCTCGTTGGTGTGCGGAACTCGGATGAAAGATGGTAAGCAACCCTATCAGTCCGTGGTCGATGTGCCGCAAGACAAATGGGTGCCCGACCTGCCATTGACGGCCGCGCAGGCCGTGGAGATGCTGGCGCGGTTGCGAGTAATGGCCGGTGTGCTTGGCGTGACGACTCCGCTCGTTAAGCCGATGCCGAAAGCGAAACTCGTCACGCGACACACGGCTGACTCTATTCGCGCGTTTGAGATGGTGAAGCAGGAAATGGAAGCGTCTATCGCACGATGTGAGGCACTCGAGAGCGAGGAAGTCTGATGAGTTGGACCCACGGTATCAGCGGCTACGTCAACAAATGCCGGTGTGTAGTCTGCCGAACAGCCCATCGGGCGTATCACACCGCACGGAACCAGGGCCGCTACGACAACGGCATCTGCCGGCATTGCAGTGAGCTTCGAGAACCCGCCTCAGTGCTGTGCGAGGACTGCCTCTCAGATGCGCGAGACTACCAGCAGGCGCGCACGGCGCGTCTCAGGCTGGCGCATGTGAGTGGGGAAGCCCCGGTTCGTCGTCGTAGACAGACGCAGGAGGCGGCATGAGCCTACCAACCATGCAGGAAGCCCGAAGCCGACAGACCGCGATGGAAGCGGAGCGGCACGCATTTGTTTCGCGGCTCATTCCCATCGTGTCCGAGATGTTCTTACACGCCGCCGATCTCCATGTCTGCGGCGTGAAGGTGGCGACCTACGTAGCTGACAACGCGAACGCACAGGCCGCTGCGGAACAGATCGAGCGGTGGGCGCGGAAACTCGACGCCCTCATTCGGGAGCGCACCAAGTGAGGCGAGTCGGCCAAGTGCGACGCCGGGACACCTCCGAAACGGCCATCAGGAAGGCGCTGGAGGCCGTAGGAGCCACGGTGTTCCAAATCTCAGGTAAAGGCGCCCCGGACTTGTTCGTGTGCTTCAGGGGTCAAATGTGGGGCGCAGAGGTCAAGACGGGGAAGGGGAAGCTGACCGCGGCGCAGCAGGATTCCGGCGCTGGCAGACTGTGGCCGATCTGGCGCAGTCCTGACGATGCCCTGAAAACGATCGGGTTGAAGCCATGAAGGACAACGCTGACGACATCATTGATGACCTCACCGCACAGTGCGAGGCGCAGGCAGACACCATTCGCAGATATTTAGATGCGCTGGCGCAGGCCACCATCATTCAAACCGCCCTCCGTGCTGACCTCGCTATTGCCCAAACTGCCGCAAAGCATTGGGCTGAGCAAATGGCGGAATTAGCCGTAGAGAGAAATACCCTCACCGCACGGTGCGAGGCACTGCAAGGCCAACTGGGCACAGCAGAAGGAACAATAGAACTGCTGAAACGGCGAGCCCTACAGGCTGAGCAGCGAAGTGAGGTGCTGGAGGCTGCACTGGAAGACGTGAATGCGTTTCTTAAACACATTGAATGGAACGACACCACATCAGAGCATGACGCGGGAAATCTGCGGCATCAGATCGAAGTGGCCTGCTCCACTCCAAGATAGCCATGAAGGATGTGTGCGGCTATCAGGATGTTGAGTGTTGGGAACGCCAGCTTCGCGCGGCTGGCTGGCTCCCTTGGAACATCCGCACCGGCAATGAGTCGAAAGGTTCAACAGTCTGGAAATCACCGGACGGGTTGTTTTATCGCGGCCCATACGGTGCGTGGAAGGTCATGCGTGATCCGGCAGGAGAGAGGTCGAACGATGCGTGGTGACTTCGACGAGGATGAAGACCCCGACTTTGAGCCTGAGTGGGAAGCGAATGATGACGACATCTGCGCGGACTGCCAGCGCCACTGCTCAGCGATGGAAGAGTGTGGCGTCTGTGGCGCTGTGATGTGTGTCGCCTGTTTTGAGATGGGCGCTGGTTTCTGTAAAGGGCCACACAAATGACGAATGGAACCCAAGGCCATGTTCCACACAAGGAGAAGTAGTAAATGGAACGCACCAAGAACGGCTATCGACTGTCGTCTGGGAGAGAGTTCTACGCGCATTGTGGCTTTGTATCGCTCATGCCAGACGACAGGGAGGACGACGGGTGGAAGATAGGTGAAGGCGACGTCGGCCGCGTTGACGTGTTCGGAATCCTAGCCGACAACGGAATGACGTGGATAGAACCGCCTTGGACGGCAGTCGAGCGCGGAGAACTCGCGGACCACATGATTGCGCTCTGGCAAGCATTCAAAGACGGTTCTGGAGGTCGCGATGGATCCGCATAACGACTTCGACAAACACGATAGACCGCCCTGCGACATCGCACCAGCGACCAACACGGACCGCGCCCAATTGCTGGAGACGATCCGCCAGCAGGCCAGCGACCTTCGCGCCGTCGATAGGGTGTTGGACCGCCGCGACGCGTTAGCCGACATTCCAAACCGGGTTGACAAGATTCTAGCGTGCATCAGGGCATTGCACGCGACAGACCCGAAGGCGGAACTAGTCAAAACGTTGGCCCGTCTCTCCTACGCAGAGGCCACCATCGCCACGCTGAACGCCGAGAACGACCGATTCGACCGAGATCGCGCGAACTTCCAAGCCGGCTATTCCCTCGCCCTCGATGACGCCGTGACCAAGGAGGCCAAGCGGACGCCTGGATGCGACTGTGAGTAAGATGGCAATCCTGATATGGACTGCCATTCAAGCGATTGTGAGTGGCGACTAGGGCTACGATTCGCCCTTGATAACGCTACGAAGGAGACTCCATGAAGCTTCCGACAGCCGTGCTACAGACGCGCGATCGCTACGTCGCTGCTTTTCCGCTCTGGTCAATGCCTCCGGGTGAAGCCGCTGAAGAACGGGGCCGACAGTGGACGCTCGGACTCATCGCCCAGATCGGCTTCGAGCATGAGAGTTACGGCTACGGCTCGAAACGAGCGGACCCGAATCGGCCCATCTCCAAGGACAGCATGGCGCAGCAGACCGGAGGCACGCTCTGGAACTGGGACATGCTATCCGGCACAGGCACAGGGACGCCCAGTTTGAACGCCAATCCTGACGGGGAGAACATCACCGGCCAGATCTACGTCTACGTGGCGCCTCGGAACGTGATAGGCAATGCGCCTGTTCCACCGACGCCTACACCCACACCGCCTCCCAGTGGGACCATCCCCTACAACGAGCAGCACTCCATTGAGTTCGGCTTGGGGTGCAACGACGTCTACACGGAGTCAGGCGCGGCCTTCGATCCAGGCATGATTGCTGTCCACAGCTCACGGGCAGCATGGGATTACTACGTCGGCGGTCTCTCCTGGGACCAGTCCTATAAGAAGCACATCAATGAGTTCAGGGCTGTCTACGGCTTGCCTCCGGTGTGATTTGTATCGAAGTGACCTGTCCTGTCACATACTTGTGCTAACGCGCTGAAAGGTGGACGGATGACACAGGTGCATCTCGTAGTCCTCGTACTGGCCTTTGTGTGCTTCGCCTTACGGGCCGCCGGCGTATCCTCGCGCATCGATCTGCTGGCGCTCGGGCTGGCGTTGTGGGTTCTCACGCTGATCGTCTGATGCCTACTGCTGCATTACGAGTCTGCACGACCTGTGGTGGCAGGCATGGCGCATCTGAGCATTGCCCACTCAAGGCAGGTGGACGCTGGCAGGGTGTCTCACCGAACCGCCTGCGTGGTAGGCGTCTCCAGACAGAGCGTTCCAGACTCCTCGCACAGGAGCCACTCTGTCGGGCCTGCGTGGCCTCAGGACGGCACATCCTCGCCACGGTTAGGGATCACATCGTCCCGCTCACTGAAGGCGGCACAGAGGACGACAGCAACATCCAGCCGCTCTGCGATGACTGCCACATGCGGAAGACGCACGCCGAATCCTGGCGCGGTCTGATGCGGAATCTCAACAAATGACCACACATCAGTTAGCTCTCACATTTACGTTGTTGCGGTGCAAGTGGTGTGGGAGAGAGTGGGAGCGGCGTCCCACTGGGCGAGACAGGCGCGTGGCTTACTGCTCTAAATTGTGCAAGTTACAGCACTGGAACGCGAGACAACCACGCAGGGACTGTGTCGTCTGTGGTGTCAGTGTTAGTGCTAAGGCCAAGTATTGCGATGCCTGTCGGCTTATTGCTAGGAGTGCTAGTAATAAGGCGATCAACCAGAGGCTCCAAAAGGCTCATAAGGCTCCCAAACTACATCGCCTGTCATGTCAGGAATGTAGCGGTCTGTTCACAGTAGTAAAGAACACGCGCAAATACTGCTCAAGACAGTGCTCAATAAAAGGCCAGGGTAAAGCACTGAGAAGGGCGTTGAGTGAACGTGCTGTGATAGGTCTTGATTGTCGGATTTGTGGCGAGCGGTTTTCCAGTAAAAGACATACGAAGAAATCTCTATGTAAACGCTGTACCAAGCGCGAGTATCGCAATAGCGGTGGTAGGAGTAAGGGTGAGAGTCATACCCAGCGCGCTCGACGCAACTGTGTTCAGGCTGAAAATATCAGCAGGATAGCCGTTTTTAAAAGAGATGGCTGGCGCTGCGGTATTTGCGGTGTTGACACACCACGGTCTCTCCTGAAGGACTGCAGCCATACTTATAGCCCAACTCTCGACCATGTCGTTCCGCTCTCTAAGGGCGGATCGCATACTGTTGATAACGTCCAATGTCTCTGCCGTGGATGTAATAGCAGAAAGGGCGATCGTCCACATCCTACAACGATAGATGAAGTCCTGGCGGTGATGTACGGGCGACAGTATGTGGGACCTATATTGAGCCATTTAGAGTTAATGCTGGCAGGACTCGCTTCTGAGCCTTTCATAGTTGGAGGGGGGGCATAAGGATGTTTAGGGGAACGACGATGGAACCCGCTGCGTGCTCGGACTGATAGAACTGGTCTAATCAAGCGTCTAATCAAGTTGAAATCAACCCGTTCAAAATCAGGAGGTTAGCGAAGTGACGTGGGGAGGAGCCAGAGTCGGAGCCGGTAAAAAGCCGAAGGGTGAGCACGCGATACGGATACGTCGAGCACCGTTGGCAGTGGTCAACCAGGCGCCAGATGTCGACGGCGCCGATGAACCGGTGAGCGTGATGGCTCCTGATGATCTGCCGGCGAACCAGCGCGTGTTCTGGCAGGAGAACGCTCCGAAGGCGATCGCCCAAGGCACGCTGACGTGGCGGACGGTTTCAGGGTTCCGGCTGCTCTGCGAGCAGGACGCGGATCGCCTCAAGATCAAGAAGACCGTCGACAAGGACGGTTGGACGTTCATCAAGGTCACGGTCGATGGGGCAGGTCAGGAGCATCAGGAACTGAAAGCGCATCCGTTGATACGGGACTATCGGGCGTTGTGTAAGTCCGTCGAGACGCTGATGGCGCGGTTCAAGTTGGCGCCGTTCGGGAAGGCTGAGATTCAGGTGAAGCCGAAGCGGGACGTGAACCCGTGGGGATCCTTCGGGGCGCGATGAAGGACTACATCCAGATCGCGGCACAATACCAGGCCGACGTGCTGGCAGGGGTTATTCCGGCCTGCACGTGGGTGCGTCTCGCCTGTGAGCGGAACCGCCGAGATCTGGATCGGCAGGATACGCCAGCCTTCCCGTACCGCTTTAATCCGGATGCCGGCGCCAAGATCTGCCAGTTTGCCGAGCTCCTGCCTCACATCAAAGGACCGAAGGCGTTTATTGTGGGACGCGATGACGAGGACCGCTCGCTCTGGAATACCATCAGCCTTGAGCCGTGGCAGTGCTGGATCCTCACGACGCTGTTCGGCTGGAAGCGGCAGAACGGCGCGAGACGGTTCCGAGTGGCGCTAGTGTTGGTGCCTCGGAAGAACGCCAAGTCGACCATCGGAGCGGTTATCGCCCTGTACCTCTTCGCGGTAGAAGGCGGGTCTGGCGCGGAATGCTACTCGGCGGCGACGACTCGAGACCAGGCGAAGATCGTGGCTGAGATCGCCTGGGAGATGGCCTCCCGGTCTCCACAGTTCCGTGAGCAGTTCGGCGTCAGACTCGGGTCTCGCACAACGCGATCGCTGTCTATTCCCAGCACCGCAGCGAAGTTCGCCCCGTTGTCGGCTGATGCCCAGTCCCTGGACGGTCTCAATGTCCTGCTAGCCATCATCGATGAACTCCACGCGCACAAGACGCGAGCCGTCTGGGACGTCCTCGACACGGCCACGGGAACCCAGGTCGAACCCCTGCTCATGGCCCTCACAACGGCCGGTGTCGAGATCGGTGGCATCTGCCATGAGAAGCTCGGGTATCTGGAGAAGATCCTCGACGGGGTGGCGGCAGACGAGTCATTTTTCGGCATCAACTACACCATCGATTCGGGCGACGACATCCGACTGGAGTCGGTCCAGCGCAAGGCAAACCCGAATTACGGGGTGAGTGTCCAGCCGGATGACCTCGCGCGCAAGGTGGCCGAGTCGGAGCAAGTCCAGAGCGCGAAGAATAACGTCCTGACGAAGCATTTTAACGTCTGGATCCGGACGGAAAGCTCGTGGATGTCGGCCACGACGTGGCAACTCTGCACAAAGCTGGGATTGCGGTTTGACGACCTGAAGCGGTTCCCCTGCTGGATTGGCGTCGACCTCGCAGAAGTCCGAGACATCGCGGCGCTGGTGGCTGTTTTCCAGGTGGCACGGGACCACTACGCCATCATCGGGCGGTTCTACCTGCCAGAAGACGCCATCCATCGCTCACCGATCGCGCAGTTGTCAGGTTGGGAGCGTGAAGGCTACATCATCAAGACGCCAGGGAACCAGGCCGACTTTAAGCGGATCGAGGCCGACATCCTGACGTGGGTGGATGCCCTGACTGATTTGCGGGAGATCGACTTCGATAGAGCGTTAGCGGCACATATGCAGCAAGACCTGATGGAGCGCATCGAGGCGAAGTCCGGACGTGATGCGGCCATGCGGACGGTGATCACTGTTCCCCAGAGCGTCGACTACATGGATCCAGCGATGAAGCTGACCGAGCGTTTGGTGCTGGCGAAGACACTCGAGCACGACGGGAATCCGGCGATGGCCTGGATGATCTCTAATGTCGTGGTGGAGCGGAACTATAAGGACGAGATCTACCCACGGAAGGCCGGCGGTAAGGACTCTCCGAACAAGATCGATGGGCCGGTGGCGATGTTCACGGCGTTGTCGCAGGCGATGCGGATGGCCGAACCTGCGCCACACTTCCAGATACTCCGTCTTGGGGGCCGATGATGGACGAACTCACAGTGAAGGAACTCGCCAGAGTCGAGCGTGTTTCAGAGCGGACGGTCTGGACATGGGTGGCGAAGGGCGCTGTGCCAGTTCGGCGAACACCTGGAGGCGGTGTCAGGATCCTGCGCGTGCTGTCGCCGCCTCTGAAGAAGTCTGAAGAAGCCTGAAGTCTCTCCCGGTACTCCCTACCATCGCCGATCGGCCTCGTCCACTCTTACTGTGCAGTGGACCGCGCCTATAGCCTCCTTGAAGTCAAAAGCGTCGATCAGTCGCAGCGCATCATCGAGGGCATCGCGAGCACGCCTACGCCTGATCGTGGCGGCGATTCGATGGATCCGGCCGGCGCCGAGTTCACCCTCCCGATGCCACTATTGTGGTTTCACGACGACAGGAACCCAATCGGCCAAGTCTTCGCGGCAGACGTGCGCCCAGATGGCATTTTTATTCGGGCGCGTGTCTCCAGCGTGTCTGCTCCGGGGCGACTCAAGACGCTGGTCGACGAGGCATGGGCGGCCTTCACGGCTGACCCTCCGCTGGTGCGCGGTCTATCCATTGGATGGGCGCCGATTGAAGCTAAAACGGTCGGCAAGATACGTCGCGTCATCCGCTGGGTCTGGGGCGAGCTGAGCGCGGTCAGTGTTCCGATGAACACGCAAGCCACCATCCTCTCTGTCAAGTCTGCTGATGCGACTGCCGCGACTGGCTCGCCGCGATCAGCCACGGTTCTTCCCGGCGCCACGGGTTCTCGATCAGGTATTCCCATGAACACGTCCGAACAGTTGACGGCGGCAAAAGCCGACCTCCAGATCAAGTCCGCGCGCCTCGAAGAGTTGATGGCTGACGACCAGACCCACAACGGTCTGGAAGCCGACGAGGCCAAGGAGCGGGATACGCTCCTCACCGAGATCAAGTCCGCTCAGTCGAGGGTCAGCCAGTGGCAGACGCTCGAGGATGCCCAGCGCAGCCTCGCCGTGAACGTGCAGACCTCGACGGTTCCCATGTCGTCACGTCGATCGGTCACCACTGAAAGCGTCAAGACCGTCGAGCTGCCCAAGGGGACGCTCTTCATTCGTGCGGCAATGGCGATCGCGGCGGGCAAGGGCAGCTACTCGGACACTCTCGCCTACGCCAAGCGCTACAACGGCCAGACGCCGCAGGTCTCTGACTTTGTGAAGTCCATGTGGGGACACAAGGCCGAAGAAGGCACGTCGGTTGTGCAGTCTCCTGGGTGGGGCGGTCAACTCGTCAACCCCAGCACCATTGCGACCGAGTTCGTCGAGATGGTGAACGCGGAATCGATCATCGGGAAGGTGCAGGGCTTCCGCCGCACGCCGTTCAATATCCCGATCATCACGCAGACGGGAGGCTCGACGTTTGAGTGGGTTGGGGAGAGCGGCGTCAAGCCAGTCGGCGAACTCGCGTTCACGCGCGACACCCTGCCCCATCACAAGGTGGCCGGGATCGTCGTCATCACCGAAGAACTGATCCGCCTGTCGACGCCCAGCGCAGAAGCGACGGTGCGCCGAGATCTGGTCGAGCAGTGCGCCGTGTTCCTCGATGAGCAATTCATCCAGGTCGGCGTCTCGGCTGGCGCGGACAATCCTGCCTCCATCACCCAGGGCGTCTCCTCTCCGTCTGCCAGCGGAACCACTCTGGCGCATTTGATGGCCGACCTCAACACGGCGATGGGTTCGTTGACGGCCGCTGGGATCACGCTCGAGGGTCTGGTGATTGTCACGACGCCAGAAGTGGCGCTGCGACTCTCTCTGATGGTGACGAGCCTCGGCAACCAGCCGTCTGGGTTCAACCTGACGCCGACTGGCGGAACGCTCCTTGGCTATCAGGTCATCGTGTCGAACTCGGTCGATGCCGATACCCTGGTGATCTTCAAGCCGTCCGAGATCTTCCTCGCGGATGACGGGCAGGTCTCGCTCGATGCGAGCAATCAGGCCACGCTCGACATGTCCGGCAGCACCACACCGACGTTCAGTCTGTGGCAGCGCAACTGTGTCGGCCTCCGTGCCGAGCGCTGGATCACCTGGAAGAAGCGTCGTCCAACCGTCGTGGCGATCATCGATACGATCGCCTACGTGCCTGGGACGTAGCGTCACTCGTGCCGGGGTAGGTCGATGGACTTACCCTGGCTCTTTTACCGGAGGCGCATGTCGGCCCTTATCGCTCTAAAAGCCTTTCCGTATGCGGGTGGCTCCATCGGGGATGGAGAAGTGTTTGAACCGATGTCGGTATTCGATGCGACGGCATTGATTGCTGGACGCATGGCGATCAATGCAGATGTGATCTCTGACGAGCAGGACGGAGACACGCACGTTCGTCGGCGACGGCGCCCGCGTCAGGTGGCGGTTACGGAAGCGGCTGCGGAATGAATCTGTTCGGCCTGACCATCGCGCGCACGAAGGAACTGGAACTCCAGCGCAAATCTACGCTGGGATCGTTGTCTGGTATTTACGGCTCGGCGCGCATTTGGTGGCCGATTATTCAGGAACTCACGACCGGCGGATGGCAGCGGAACGAGGACGTCCGCTTTGACACCGCTCTGTCCAATCCGACGCTCTATGCCTGCGTCACCCTGATCGCTGGAGACATCGCGAAGCTGCGTCCGATGCTGGTGGAGCAGGATGACGACAGCATCTGGACGGAGGTCGAGAGTTCGGCCTTCTCGCCCGTGCTTCGACAGCCAAACGGATACCAGACGTGGGTGGACTTCGCGGAGTGGTACATCCTCTCCAAGCTCGTACATGGCAACGCCTATGCGCTGAAGGCTCGAGACAACAGGAACGTCGTCACGGCGCTCTATATCCTTGATCCCTGCCGAGTGACACCGCTGGTGGCGCCAGACGGATCGGTGTTCTACCAGTTGGCAGCGGACCCACTCTCAGATCTCCAAGAATCGGTCGTGGTGCCAGCGCGCGAGATGATCCACGACGTGATGTGTCCGCTCTTCCATCCGCTCTGTGGCGTGTCACCGATCTACGCGGCTGGCTTCCCGGCGATTCAGGGGCTTGACATCCGTGGCGCGTCTGGCAAGTTCTTCCGCAACGGCTCGCGTCCCGGCGGCATCCTGCTGGTGCCCGGGAATCTGAGCCAGCCACAAGCCGACGAGATGAAGGCCAACTGGAAGTCGGCCTTCTCAGGAGATAACCAGGGCGACGTCGCTGTGCTCACAGGCGGCATGAAGTACGAAGCGATGGCGATGACGGCCGAGCAGTCCCGGCTCGTCGAACAGCTCCAGATGACGGACGAGGATATCTGTAAGTGCTTCCACATGCCTCGGCACAAGGTCGGTGTCGGACCCGATCCGACCTACACGAATATTGAGGCGAAAAATCGCGACTACTACACCGATTGCCTCCAGAAAACGATCGTCAAGTTCCAGACGAAACTGACGACGGGTCTGGAGATGGACCGCGTGCCTGGGAAGACGCTCGCCGTGGAGCTCGACCTCGACGACCTCCTGATGATGGATACGGCGGCGAAGGCTGATGCGGCCTCGAAGGGTGTCACGGCTGGCCTCAGCTACAACGAGGCGCGGTTCCGGTTCTGGGATCTCGGTCCTGTCAATGGTGGAGACTCGCCACTGGCCCAGCAACAGAACTACAGCCTCGAGGCGCTCGCGAAACGGGATGCCTCGGCTGACCCATTCGGGAAGGTGACCCCTGCGCCAGCGCCACAGCCTGACATGCTTCCGGCTGAGAAGCGTTTCGATGTGGCCGAGTTCACAGCACTGACGCGGCGCAAGGTCGTCGAATTGAGGGCTGCGTGACCGAGACCGAACAACTCGCCGACGTGGTTGCGCTGTTGATCCACGAAGCGACGGCGCCGCTCCTGATCAAGATTGCTGCGCTGGAAGCCTGCCCAGCTATTCCCGGTCCAGCAGGGCCGTCTGGGGCTGCGGGTCCGATGGGACCAGCAGGGAAGGACGGCCTCGACGGCAAGGATGGCTCCCAAGGACTGCAGGGCGCTCCAGGGCTGAACGGCAAAGACGGCCGCGACGGTCTGAACGGGAAAGACGGCGCGTCAGGCTTCGATGGGAAGGACGGCCGCGACGGTCTCCCGGGTGTGCCAGGACGCGAAGGCGAGAAGGGCGCAGACGGCCTGAACGGGAAGGACGGCGCTGACGGTCTCAACGGCAAGGACGGCGCGAACGGGCTGAACGGATCGGACGGTCTCGGCTTCGATGATCTGTCGGTCGACTTCGACGAGAAGCGTGGCTGGATCCTGCGGTTCATGCATGACACGCGCGTGAAGGAGTTCCCGATTCCTGTGCCGTTCGATGCCGGCGTATGGGAATACGGTCGCACGTACCCGAAGGGCGCAGGCGTGACCGTCAAGGGTGCCTTCTGGATTGCTCAGGAGCCGACGAGCGCACGGCCGGGAGACCCAACAGAGGACGCACGGGCGTGGCGGCTGTCGGTCAAGGGCGGGCGTGACGGGAAGCCGGGACGTGACGGCAAAGACGGTGTGTCCGAATGACCATCCCCACGATCGTGACTTACGAGCAGGCGTGCGCGCATCTCAAGATCACGCCCACGATGGCCGGTTCTCCGCTCGCCGTGGTCGTGGATGCGGACATCCAGTTGAAGCTGGATGCGGCCACGCAACTCGTCTGCGAATACATCGCGGATCGGCATCCGGAAGACCTCGACTGGATCGCAGAGATCGAAGCATGGGATCCCAACGGAAGTCCTGCCGTGATGCCGCCTCCAGTCGTGATGCTGGCGATCCTCGAGCAGACCGCTGCCACGTATCGGTTCCGTGGCGATGACGCGAATAGCGATGACCCGCAGACGATGGGCTATCTCAGGCCATCGGTCGAGAACCTGCTCTCCAGATACAAGAATCGGTCGTTTGCATGATCGCTGCGCCAGCGCACGCACTGATTCCACGGGTCTGGTCCGGTGAAACCGTGGTGTGTGCCGGAACAGGGCCGAGTCTGACGAAGGCCGATCTGGACGCCTGCCGTGGACGTGCGCGCGTGATTGCCGTGAATGACGCCTACAAGTTGGCGCCGTGGGCCGACATCCTCTACGCCTGCGATGCGAAGTGGTGGAACTGGCACAAGGGCGCTCCTGACTTCCAGGGACGCAAATACGCCATGACCGACGCGGCGGCGAAGTGGCCCGGAGTCGAACTCCTCCGGAACAAGGGGAAGCGCGGCCTCTCGTTGGATCCTGACGGCATCTGCACCGGTCACAACTCGTCGTATCAGGCTATCAATGTGGCTGTGCTCTCAGGGGCGGCGCGCGTGATCCTGCTGGGCGTGGATATGAGCGGCGACCATTTCTTCGGCTCGCATCCGGACAAGAGCAAACCTCCGTTTAAGTTGGCCCTCGAGGCGTTTCCCACACTCGTGGAACCGCTCAAGGCGGCAGGCGTTGAGATCCTCAACTGCTCACGCAAGACGGCCCTGACCTGCTTCCCGCGCGTCCCGCTCGAGGAGGCGCTGTCGTGATCGGCTCGTATGCGTATCGGACGAATACGGACGCGATCTGGAACGGACAGGCGCCGAAGAAATACACACGTCTCCTGCCCTATATCGCTGGCGATAGCATCGTGGAGATTGGCGCGGCAGAGGGTGTGCTCTCCCTCCTGCTCTCGGAGCGTGGTGTGCCGGTGACGGCGCTGGAACTACGACAAGAGCGGAGCCATGCTGCGCTGGAGCTCCAGGCGCGCTGGCTGTCGCTGGGCCGCAAGGTGGAGACATTCCGGGCGGTCTGTGGAGATATTCGGCATCACCTCGAGGTCTTGGACGACGCGCAGACATTCGTCGCGATTCGGACGATCTACCACTTGCGTGAGGATGTCGACGACGTGATGGCGGAAGTCGCGAAGCGCGTGCCGTTTGTCGTGCTGTCAGGGAATCCGAATCGGGCGAAACGCTACGCCGCCGGCGATGTCTCCGACGAGCTGGGACGGTTCAACTTCTACGCAGGCATCGACGGGATGCGGCAGGCGCTCGAGCGTGCGGGGTATACGGTTGGGACGGTTGTCGCGGAAGGGGATCCTATTGTCACCGGCTATCGCTAAAGTCAAGCCGGAACAGATCCGCCGCAAGCTGTACTGGGATGTCTCCGACGACATTCCAGATGACAAATGGCCGACGCTGACGCGGTTGGATCTCGCGACGGTCGATAAGCATGTCTCGATCGCCCTGCGCTATCGAGACGGGATGCGCTGGGAAGAGACGCCGCTCTTCCGGAAGACCTATGCGGAGCGATTCGCGAAGGGACAGAGTATCCGTGGGCGCCGCACGGAAGCCGAACTCCTCGCGCAGTATTACGGCCGCGTCGATGCGATGTATGCCGACATGCGTGCCAATGGGTTCCGGCTCAATAGCGCGCCGATTCCGGTCTACATCGCGGCTGATGGAGAGATTCTCTTAGGCAACCAGGGCAACCATCGACTCGCGATGGCTCAAGTGCTGGGCCTGCCATTCGTGGTCGTCGACGTGCTCGGGAGCCAACCCGGACGCCTCGCCAACATCGAACTCTTACCAGAGCCAGATCTGCCTGACTCGGTGAACCAGATCCCGGCGATGACCACGGTCGAAGAGCGGCGCTGCTATTACCGGCTGACCCGTGAGGCCGCGTCGACCGGAGCCGTGGTGGAGCTCGGCGCATGGCTCGGCGCCGCAACGGCCTACATCGCGGCAGGGATGCGAGACTCCGGTGTGAAGACGAAGGCACATACCTTCGACCGATTCGTCTGGAAGCCATCCTCACACGACAAGAAGGCTGGCGGGCCACTCGGTCTTCCACCCATCAAGGCATTCCGTCGCCATCTGGGACCGCTGATGGAGCACGTCGATGTCCATGCTGGCGAATTGCGCGATCTCGCGTGGACAAGTGGCCCAGTCTCCCTGTTGATCTGTGATGCACCGAAGCGGATCCGAGAGATCTCGCTCGTCCTGCGCGCGTTTGCAGATTCCATTCGGATCGGGACGGTCCTTGCGTGGCAGGACTTCGCATACTTCCCGTCCTATGACATCCCAGCCGCGATGATGCGCCTCAGTGATCACGTCGAACTGGTCGACGCGGTTCATCCCGGCACGACGGCGGTCTTTCGCGTGGTGCGTCCGTGGAGTGCGGATCAGGTCTCTGACGCAGCGTTGTCCATTCGTCGGTGGACGCCTGACGAGGTCGAATCAGCGTGGGATGCGTGGGGCGATCTGTTGCCGGTGGCGATGCGCCCTCGGTTCGCCTGCGGGGCGGCGATGTTCCTCTGTGACCTCGGCGCCACAGGACGCGCACAGAAGCGGCTTAAAGCCATCATTGCCGATTACGGGGATGACGTGGTGCCGAAGTGGCGGTATCTCATCGAGGAGCGGTCTGGTCTCATGCAGCGGTATGCGCCGCTCGCGCAAGTGGTGCAGCAATGCGCCTGACGGTGGCCTGCGTCCTCTGGATGGGCGACTTCGAGCAGCGCCACTATTCGCCTGCGTGGGTGTATCGCCTGCGAGACATGGTGGCCGCACATCTGCCGATTCCGCATCGGTTCGTGTGCCTCTCGAATGTCGACGTGCCTGGAGTCGAGACGATTCCGCTGGCGACGGGCTGGCCGGGATGGTGGGCGAAGGTCGAACTCTTTAATCCTGCGCTCGATCTGGGCGATCGCGTGCTGTACCTCGATCTCGATGTGTTCGTCACAGGCGAACTCACACCGATTGTGAACTATCCGGCGCCGATCGCGCTGATGCCTCCCAGCCACATCTTCGGCACGCTCAGGCCACGCGAGATGGCCGGTGTCGTGCGGCGCTACCAGGCGAGCTGCATGGTCTGGGATCCCCCAACGGGGCGGGAGATCTTCGACCTGAACACCATCGACGTGATGGAGCGGTTCCGTGCAGATCAGGACTGGATCGGGCATGTGCTGCCAGATGCGACGACGATGCCTCCGGAGTGGTTCGCGAAGGCGCGACAGTGCCGTGATGGCGTGCCTCCGGATGTGCGTCTGGTGCTGGCACATCGAGTTGACCTGATCGGACGGTCTCTCGCGGAGGTGGCGGCATGATCTCTGTGGTCTGCTGGAAGTGGAAACCTGCACAGGGCTACCGCTCCACGTTCGGGCCAGAGACCGTCAACGTCCTGCGTCGGATGGTGGCGAAGCACTATCCGCATCCGCATCGGTTCCTGTGCGTCACGGACGACCCTGCCGGGATCCATCCTGATGTGGAGGTCGTGCCGATCTGGAATGACTTCTCGGATCTGCCGTCTCCACATGGCGGGAAGAATCCGAGCTGTTATCGGCGCCTCCGGATGTTCCATCCTGACGCGTCCCAGTGGTTTGGTGAGCGGTTCGTGTCGCTCGACCTCGATGCGGTCATTACGGGCGACGTGTCGCCGTTGTGGAACCGTTCAGAGCCGTTTGTGATGTGGGGCGATACGAACCGGACGACGTTTTACAACGGATCGATGGTGCTGATGACGGCCGGATCGCGTAGGCACGTCTGGGACGACTTCGATCCGATGACCTCGCCAGCGCAGGCCAAAGCAGCAGGCCAGTTCGGGTCTGACCAGGCGTGGATCAGTTATCGCCTTGGCCCTGGCGAGGCGACGTGGTCGACCGTCGACGGCGTCTACAGCTACCGGATGCATCTGCAGCAGCGTCAGGAACTGCCTCCCTACGCTCGCATTGTTTTCTTCCACGGGCAAGTCGATCCGTGGTCACCGGCTGCTCAGTCGAAGCCGTGGGTCCGTCAGCACTACGGAGCCGTGGCATGAGGATCTCGTCGGGGAAGATGGACCGTTCCGTGACGATTCAATCGGTGGCTGAAGCCTCGAGCGGCTATCCCACTGAGACGTGGTCGACGCTGGCTGTGGAGTGGATGGAGAAGGAGACTGCGAGCGGGGCCGAGCGGTTTGCTACATCGCAAGTGGCCGCGCAACTCCAGACGGTCTGGCGGATGAACTGGCGTGAGGACATGGACCCGGATTCGGTCGACGTGCCGAAGTCTCGCAGGCTGGTCTTCATGGGGCGCGTCTTCGACATCACCTCGGCTGAAGAAGTGGGGCGACGGCAGGGCATCGCACTCACGACCGTGGCGGCCTCGAGGACGGACGCATGACCGTCGAGGATGTGGTACTGGCTCGGTTGCTAAGTCTGTCTCCGCTGACGGCCATGACCTCCACGCGGATGTATCTGGGGAAGCTCCCGCAGTCGCCCACGTATCCGGCGGTGAAGGTGTTCGCGGTCGACGACATCGGGGAAGGGCATCTCAGGGGCGGAGGCGGGGTACTAACCGCACGCATACAGGTCGACTGCTACGCGCGCGAAGTGTCCGGTGTGAACCCGAAGGCGCTCGCGAACGCCGTCTCGGATGCGGTACGCGGACCAGGCGACGGCACAGCGTTGGACGGATGGGTGGAGGCGGTCGGCAGTCCGGTCTTCTGGGTGCTCGGCTGTCTCTTCGCGGATCGGCACGAAGGGTACGACGAAACAGAACTCAGGGTCTACACAGTGTCCCAGGACTTCATGGTCTCGTATCGGGCCTGAAGCATTCGAGGACAGGGAACGGTAGTGGAGGAGCGCAGACATGGCAGACGTTACAGGTACCTTTTATCCCTCAGAGACCTTCATCGGCTACGGTGCCGAGTTCCATGTAGGCCAGGGCGACAGCCCTGAATCCTTCGTGGCCGTTCCCGAAGTGATGAAGATCGCGCCGATCGTCAGTATGACGACCGCCGTCGTCGACGTGACCCATCTCCGCAGCCCTGATCGTCATCGCGAGAAGATTCCGACGCTGTCGGATTCTGGTCCGATCGTCATCGAGGGCAACTTCCGTCCCTCGCACGGCGCGCATCTCCTCGCTGGCGGTGACGGCTTCGATGCCACGCATAACTTGCAGGCGCTGCGCGCGTCGGCGGCACTCAACAACTTCCTGATCGTCCTGCCGACTGCCGCAGGCACGGTGGGCTCACCGGCTGAAGCCATCGCGCTTCCGCTCGAGGGCTACGTGACGAAGTATGAGATTGGCGAACTGACGCTCGAAGGCAAGGTGCCCTTCGTGCTCGAAGTCACGCCAGCGCACGCGTACTTCTCGCGCTAACGTCATCGGGGCATCCGATGGCGAACCGTGAACGCGGTGAACTGACCCTGGTGGCCGGACGGACGCGGTATGTCCTCCGGTTGACCACGAACAGTTGTTGCGAGTTGGAATCGTTCTCGGACGGACGAACGTCCGATGACGTGATCGACGGTGTCAACCGTGGCAGCTTCAGAGACGCGCGCCTTCTGCTCTGGATGGCGCTGCGTGACCAGCATCCAGACATCGCCACAGACGATCCGGACTGCCTCTTCGCTATCGGCCAGATCATCGATCAGGCCGGTGGACGTGCGGCCGTGCTGGAGCGGCTGCGTGAACTGGTGCTCCTGAACACCGAGACAGACGACTCAGGCGGTGCTGCGCGCCCTCGGCTGGCTCATCGCGGACGGACTGGCGTCGGCTCTACGTGGACGCACTGACGATCGGGGTGAGCGGGACGCGGTTCTGGCGACTGTCG